TCTAAGTTTTAAGACATTAGCTGAACCTAGAGAAAAAGAAGTACCGAACCTCCTCAGACTTCCTGAAGAACCTCCAGATCCATCTTCAAATTGAAGTTCTGAATTAAGATTATTAATAATTATTTTTTGAGCAGTTACTTCTACATTACTAGCAAATGTAGAAAAACCAGATACATTTAAGTTATCAAGTTCTGTATGACCATCTACATCTAGATTTCCATTGACATCCAGTGTTTGACCAACGGTTGCAACACCACTGATATTAATATTTCTACCAGTTACTTCGTCATATACTAAATCGTCTTTTACATATAAGTCACCACCAACATACAGGTCACCACCAGTGGTAACAATACCGGTAAAGGTTGATAACCCAGATACACTTATATTCCCATCTACATTGGCATTACCAACAATGTCTAATGCATTCTCTGATGTGGTAGAATTTATACCAACACGACCAATTACTTCCAATGATGTAAGTTGTTCGCTATGTGAACTTACACCAACTTTAAGATTTATACGGTCGTTGCTAGCGAATCTTGCCATTGTTTATTACTGATTAAGTGTCTCTAAAACAGATGAAATAAATTTCACATCAGTATTACTACTTGATCCTATTTTAAGTGAGTCACCAGTTTCAAGAACAAGTTTTCCTGCAAGAAGATTTGCAGCATCATTAGCAGGAACAGGGAATCCTAGTAGAATTTCTGTGGTTACTGCAATACCTGCGACTGTTCTTTCGTGTAAAAAATTAATTGTCTGTGTATTACTTCCAATGTTGGTGGCTTGTGCCAATAGAACAATGGCACTATACCCAGTTGGTGCTGTGTAGATACCGACTGTATTAGTTCCTACAACACCTGTGATAGTTTGATAATTGTTTAAAGCTAGTGGCATTTTTTAGTCTCCCCCTCCTAGTGCGAGAATGTAAGGTGTGATGTTTGCAAACAAACTTCTGTTGTATGCATCTCCAGAAATAGAACCTTCTAACTGATTAATAACAACACCATCACCAATTTTAAAGTTACCTGCCTGATCGGTAGAAGTGAAGATAACCAGACCTCCATTCTTATTCACAATTTCATTTTCTGGGATTGCTACACCACCACGAGCAGGGAGTGCATCGGGGAATGTATTACCAGATCCAATATATTCAAAGGCGTGACTTGAAGCAAGAACTCTACTCTGTTTGAAGAATGGAACTGTTGATCCAACACCGACTGCGTAGGGTACCCTTTCAGTAAAGGTAACAGTAGAGATACCACCGACAATCGGAGTTGCACTACTGACCACATAGTATGTAGGTAAGAGATTGGGGGTACCTGAAGCTGCACCAGCGATAGTTACAGTGGGTGATCCAGTGTATCCTCTACCGTTAGAAATCATATCAACTGATGTTACTACACCATTCGTCAATACTGCGTTAGCAGTTGCTCTTATACCCCATGATTCACTTGGATCAGAGAATGTAATTGCAGGGGGACTTGTGTAACCACTTCCACCGTTCGTAATCGTAACACCATTGATCGAATTGAAAATACTATCAACATAAACAACCTGACCGTCATAAGGTCTGGTTATAAATGTATTGGTGTTTCCTCCGCTATTATAAACATGAGTCAGAGTTGAGAATCCTACAAAGGTCTTAAATGTATTGATACCAACTACTTCACTAACGGTGAATATGTTACCAAAGTTACCGGATGGGAAGGTAAAGATGTTAGATGCACCAACATTAACAGTAAATGTATCAGATGTGACGGCTTCAATACCAAGAGTAGCACCAGATGCTGGATCACCAGGTCTGGGATAAGAATGATTAGAAGTATTGTTGTCCTTATCACATGTAAATGTGACACCATTATCAGCAATGGTGACAGTATCATTAGCCTTCAGAACTCCACCTGCAGTTGCTGAAACAAATGTGTGTGTAAAATCACCGGTTGTTGAGACACCAACACTACATGTAAATGTTGTGGCATTAGTTACAGTTACCTGAATCCACTTATTAAATACGGGATCAGTTTGTCTGGGATATGCATGGTTGGTAGCATTACCATCTTGTGTACAAGAGAATGTCAGTGATTCTGTTGCGAATTTAACATAATCATTTGTTGTCAATCCATGTGCAGCTGTTGTAACAACAGTCAAAATACCTGTGGATGGAATCCAACCAGTACCAGTTGTTGCCGTTAATGCTGTGGCAGCAGATAATCCATGAGTCGTATTGACATCAAGAGCTAATGCTCCAGTATTCTGATTATAAGTTGTTCCGGTTTGTGCGGTATAATTTACACCATTACCATCGGTGATTGCATTATTAACACCACTTACAAAAGTGTGGTCATATGATCTGCAGGAGAAACCAAGACCTGCAAGATTAACACTCATACCCTGATTATAACCATGAGCCTTATAAGTGGTAATCGTTGTAAGACCTGATGCAGCATCATACAATGCGTTTTCAATTGAAAGTGTCTCTGCACTAAAATCAATCGGGAATACATCTGAATTTGCAGCAGTTGCAGTCGTAATCGTACCGATAAAGTTTGTGGGACCGATACCATCAGCAACCAGACCAAACCTACCGAATGAAGAGTTGGAGTTAGTCAGATCACATTGACCACCATTGATACAAATGATACTCTGATCGTTGTAGATGGTGAAGATAGAAACTAACTGAGCATAACCCTCATTAGAGATAGAAACGCCAATACCACCCTGGTTCAGTTGAGTGTAACTATCAACGTTCATCGCCCTAGTAGGACCGATTACACTAGCACCATCAATCTTCATACCAATACTATTAGTGATGAAGTTAGTACAATTTCTAATGTATGGGCCTTGTGTTACAAACGATGGTTTATCGGGATTAAATGCAATGATTGCCTTACCCTCATTCAAAGTTCCGGTGAAGGATATATTCTCAACATAACTTCCGTTAGCAACATAGATGAAGTCTTGATTAGCATTCTGTGGTGACAGCGATACTTCTCTCAAACTATCACCAAGAATAGTTACCTGTTCAGGAAGAATGAGTGGGTTATTCTCTGAATAGTTACCAGCAGAGATTCTAATAACTGTACTTGCTTCGGCAATTGTAAGTGCAGAACCAACAGTTCTCTTTGCTGTTGATACTCTACGACCATCTTTTGTGTCATCACCATCAGGACTGACAAAGACGATATTAGTAACAGAATTACCAATTCCAAGAACGTTGGTAAGGTTTGTACCGTCACCATAGAATGCAGTGGCACTGACAATACCAGTCGCTCCATACATTGTAATGGCAGAACCAACCGACGAGATACCATTAACTTGTGAGTTGGTAGTAACTGTCAGGTTGTTTGGAATAGTTACGTTAGTATCAAGTCCAACAGTAACACTTTGTCCAGCACCAACAGTGATAACTTCGTTGGAAGTTCCACGAACACCTAACTCTTGAGTATCAAGATCAACTACAAATGTTCCACTATCAGCATTACCATCAAGGTCTTGTGTTCCGATTTGATTATCAACATATGCCTTGATTGATTGTTGAGTTACCAGAGCATCTGCTCTGTTAGATACCAAGTCATCCTCATCAAGAATGGCTGTGACTGCAACACCGGGACCTGTAGATAAGGTCAGATTGGTAATCGTTGCAGCAGTAGAAACATTTAAAAGGTCAGTGGTGGTGATACCAGTGACATCTAACGTCTTTGCTGTGGTTACACCTAATGTGGTGACACCAACAACTTCTAATGAAGTTACGTTGGAGATGAAACCATTTTGTAGATTGGTAGCAATACCTGCGAACCGTGCCCTACGAACATCTAATGATGCCTTAGGATCAATAAAGATTGGGTTTGAAGTTCCCTGTGCTAACAGGATGTTACCTGTGACACCAACTGGGAGGAATCCAGTGGTATCAGGTGCAGTTTGGATTGGAATTTTACCTGCTGATCCACCCTTCAGATTGGTGGATACACCAGCACTTGAAGCGAAAGAAACGTTAATCGCTGCAAGTGAAGTCCAAATAGGAGTATTAGCTCCTTGTGATAAAAGAATTTCTCCTGTATTACCTACACCAGTGAATGCCGTAGTATTGACGGCAGATTGATATGGTATGACACCACCGGCACCACCTTTCAGATTGGTTGATACACCGGCTGTGACTGCAAAACCAGCAACTGCTACATTATTTGCATTAATTGTTACTCTACCCTGACCACTAGCAGGCGAGATAAAAACACCAGCACCAGCAGCAATTGATGTAACAATACCAGTTAGATTGACACCATTACCAAAGTATGTACCACCAGTAATTACACCAACAGTGGTTACACCTGTTAATGTTGTATTAAAAAGATTTGCTGAGTTTTGAGCTGTTAAAAACTTTGTAGTAGTCGCACCACCAACTAAAACATTATTAGTAACCCCAATTCCTAATGCTGTAAGAATTCCTGATACCGTAAAATCACCAGTTACGGAGGAAGGACCAACAATGATCGGGCCACTATTCTTAAACCTATTGGTTATCTTATCGGCCCTAAGTAATGACATTAAACTATAATGCTTTTCCTGTTAGTTGTATTTATAAAGTGAGTAGATAAATATTTGAGGTGATTGAGTATTTACACAATGAAGGAAGGTGAGTTTTGCCCTCTCATCAAAAAGAAATGTGTTGGACGTAAATGTGCTTGGTACACAGAGGTAAGAGGAGTAAATCCAAACACAGGACAAGAGATTGATGAGTGGAAATGTGCTGTCGCGTGGATGCCCATGATGGCCGTTGAGATTGCTCAAAAATCAAATCAGACTGGTGCTGCAGTAGAAAGTTTTAGAAACGATGTAGCACAAGCAAATCATTTAAACCAACAACTCTACATCGAAGGTTTACAACAGGGGATTGTGCAATCACAGATTACACCTCATAATCCCCTTGACACATTACCACCTAGTCCTTAGAGCAGATAAGAACATCGATGTATTGAACTGCAAAGTCCATTGATGCTCCACTTGAACCATTATTACTTACAGATATTGAATGAGAGTGATTGGAATTATTGTTTCCAAGTGATACACTGGTGTTTACATTGTGTGCGTGATTACTAGTATTTCCTGTATTACCAGATGTAGTGGCAGTATTAGTGTTACCACTCATTGAGTGAGTGTGGCCACCAGCGGCGTTGGTACCACTGTTTGCACCGGCTCCTCCTCCTTGTCCATCACCTACATTAGCAAAGGCACTACCATCACCATCTCCAAGTCCAGTTGGTGTACCATGAGTATGACCTCCATTGTTATTGGAATTTCCTGACACGTTGTGACTATGGGTGTCACTGAATGAGTGTCCGTGAGATCCAGCATTACCAGAGTTTGAGTTGGCATTTGCAGAATGACTGTGATTCGAGTTTTGGTTACCCGAGTTGGCAGTATGGTTGTGTTGAAGGAGGGGAACTGCTCGTGATGATGTGAATGTGGAAGTAAAGGTATTACTACCACCAGTACCACCACCGGTGCCACTCACAACTCTGAGTGATTTATTATTTTGAGTTGTTAATTTTGTCCAACCGGTAGGAGCAGCACTCTGATAGAACAACATTACCGACCCGGTGGGGATGACTTGAATCGCAGCATCATAAGCAGCCTTGACTGCAGATGGTGTTGCTGCTGTGGTTGTAGATGTACTACTAATTGATGTTTCCAGTTGAACTACACCTTGAGCCGATGTGGAGGCATCAGGTATTCTGTCTGCATTAATAGTTCCTTGTGAGATATTACTACCATCAAGATTAGTAATATTGTCACCTGCACCAGCGATATTACCTGCTGTTAGTGTTTGTGTCGATGGATTATACTTAAATTGTCCACTATTAGAATCAATATAGGGTCTCTGATATCCTGCACCTTGATTGTCGGAGAACAATACTTGATAATCCGTATTGTCATTCTTCTCGTCTACATTAATATTGTTTGCATTAGTTGCAGTACCAGCCAGACCAGCCGTTACTGTGGTTGCAGTAATATTAGTGACTGATAATGTATTGGATGATGGATTATAGACAAACCTAGCACTCTGACTATCAATGTATTGTCTTTGATAGCCATACGTTCCAGGATCACTAAAAGTAATCTGATAGTTTGTATTCCCAGCCTGACTATCAATGTTGATATTATCAGCACCGGTTGCAATACCAGTCAGACTACCAACAACTTCATTAACAGTCAGAATTTGTGTTGATGGATTATATTTAAATTGTCCAGTATTTGCATCAATGTAAGCTGCCTTATATCCTATTGATTGGTCATCGGTAAACATTACCTGATAACCAGTGGAATCATTCTTTTGTTCAATCAGTACTTTATCTGCACCGGTAGATACACCAATAAACGCAGTCTGACTCTGACTAGCAGTAACAATACCAGAACTTACACTGAAGTTAGGACCCTTCAGATTATTGATTGTGCCAATACCAGAAACATAGATTTGTTCAAAATCTGCTTGAGTATCACTATCAAAGAATGATGTGACCGTAAGAATACCAATTGAATTTGTTAATTGGTCGTTATTAACAAAAATAGTACCACCCATACCAGCAATATTAGATGCCTGATAGAATAGTTGGTTTGGTGCATCAAAGGGAACTTTAAAGGTAATAATACCAACCTGAGCACCATTGTTTACGACACCTCTATTGAATTGATTTAAGAGATCTGCAGTGGGTTCTGTCTTGATGTAGAATGGGAATCCACCAGCATCAACAACAAATTTATAGTTTTGACCTCTATTAAGATAGATCGTAGGATTATCAACATTTTGAGTGAATCCAATTCCAGGAGGATCACCAGCTGCTATAAATCTAAACTTATTACTATTATCGTCAATGTTGAACTTTGTGAATAGTTCAGCATTATTTGCAACTAAATTCTTCTCTACCGTTACATTGGTGAAACCAACAGTACCACCAGCAGAGATCTGACCTGACAACGATGTTGCCTTAATTGAACCAGTAACTTCTACATCACCAAAAACAAATGCAGCAGTTGTTCCGGTAGATACCGGACCTCGTAGATCTACTGTGTAAGTTGGATTGGTTGAATTAATACCGATCTGTTTATTAAGGACAGATACACCTAGGACTGTCCCTCCGACACCAACATCTAGACCGGATTGTGCGGTAGATACACCAGTTACTGCGATTCTTTCAGCAGTGATGGTAGTGCCAACGGCCAAGGATTGACTGACCTCTCCATCACCAATGACAACTAACTTTCTATTTGCGGTGGTGGTACCGATACCGACCTTATCAGTATCGGGATCCGCAAATATTAGATTTTCATTGACTTGTAAGCCATTCTTGATGACAAAATCCTTATCAATTGCCATTTATCTACCAGGTCAGTTTATGTTATTTTTATTTATCAACTGCTGATAGTTCCAAAGGTCTTCCAAACGTTACTGGTAGTATAGACCCAACCAACTGTTCCACCTGAAGTGGGATTGGCATTGTAAACAATATCACCAGGGTTACCAGCTTCACTAGGAGTTGCAATTCCAACAGTGATCTTTCTCGATACCTGAGCATTACCTTGAATAAACAAACTACTTGCTTCAAGACCTTCAGGTGATGTACTTACAACTTTCTGTGTAAATTGAACAGGACCATTAAACTCTGAAAGAATATTAGTCTTATCACCACCATTGACAACCAGATTTCTATCAATCTTGATTACAGAACTTTCAGAGTAATTAAAGTTATTAACGTCGTCTGAAGCACCAGATGCAAATGGATCCTCACCAGTTACAGTTTGAACCGGAGTGTTAAAGAGTTGTTCTCTGCCAGTAATAGATGCAATTCTCTTATTACCAATGTAGAAATCACCTCTGTCATTCATTCCAGTGTAGTTGACAACACCACCACTTAATTTTTGAGCTTGAGAAATAATTTGTTGCTCAGTCGATAGTTCTTTTGTTTGCTTATCTGGGAATGCTGTGGAGTAATTACCAGGACCGAATCCAACATATTCAAATGTATGACCTGATGCTCTAATAATAGAATTTCTTCTAAACTCAATAGGATAAGCTCTTATTCTTTGTATTACAGAACCAACAGGGTGAATTGCAGCAATTGTACCATATACAGCTCTAAAGACTTTCAGTTGAGTTGTTCCACCAACACGACTTACAGTAGTCTTAATTCTCATAATTTCATCATTAACTTGAACGTAATCTCCGATCAAGAAACCAAACTCTGTCATATTATTGACATTGATAGTATCAGTGGTCTTATTAGAGATAGCCGCAGATAAGGTTGTAGTAATACCGGCATAGATGGGTTGTTCTCTACCATGAAGTCTACCATTTCCAACAACAATATCACCAGCATTATTCTGGAGTCCATTACTATGAAGTTGAATAGTGCCAGAAGTCGAAGGGGTAATAGTATTGATACCAACATCAAGAACAACAGTTGTCAATCCAATTTTATCGACACAGATAAATGATCCATTAAAGAATGTTTGAGCAGCACCACTTACGGCTACACTATTATTAACTCTGAAAGTATTTGCATAGTCTGTAGTTACCGTAGCAAGACCGACATCCTTATTATATACAAAACTACTCGTATCAAATGCTGGTCCAACAATGGTGAATGCACCAGGAGATGCCACAGCATTACCTAACCCAGCTGTTACACCAGGCGACGTTGGTGCTAATGGTACAACCTCGACTTCATTGATTGCCGGGATTGAAGTGATCTTATAATCAGAATTAAATGCTCTTCCATCAAACTGATTAATACCAGCTACAGTGATAACGTCATTCAAGTTATTGTAAGTCTTATTGACTGTACCTGTAGCAGCACTGAAACCAGTGGTAGTTGCAATACCAACAACTCTGAATGTATCACCAGCAACGAAGGCACTACCACCATCCATGATAGCGATATCAATAATCTCACCAGAAGAAGTTCCATCGACAGTTACTAGTGCCGTTCCATGTCTACCGATAGAACCTGCACCAGTATTTTCTAGTGTTGCATTGTAAAAATATTGAATAGATGCTGAACCATCACCATATCCTGCACCAGGATTATCGATAGCAGGTTTTGTGATTCTGTTAAGACCATGATCGTGATCGGTGAAGATGGTATACGCAGTTCCAACACTGTTACTTACAATATCAGTAATACCTACACCAATTCCAGTCTCATCAAGTAAATCTTCAAGTGTCTCTCCGGTGATACTATCCAGAGGATTATTAATAACGGTCTCACCAACTAATTTAGCAGGTGCATGACATGCTGCGGAAGTTGCAGTGGATTTTGGATTATCTCTATCTAATTGTGGATAAAGATTTTGAACTGGTTGTGAGAAAGCATAATCATTATTAAATGGTGCAACAGTCGGTTTAACATCCGCACCTAACAGACTTAAGTAGTAAACACCATCCTGCTCACCATTTTTAAAGTCATTAATAGTTTCTACATCATAAACGTAATAATCTCTACTGTAGTTCTTTCTCTTCATAAAGGGAAGAGATGTGGTTCTAGATGATGTATTATTAGTGAAGGTTCCAGGACTAGAGTGAATTTGATTTATCGAGAATGTTCTTGCACTAGTGATCCCAGTAACTTCATATACACCGTTGAAACCTGATTGACCTACACCAGCAACTGGGAACAAATTACTTGTAACATTACCAATCTCAATACTTGAACCGACAGAAAGTCTATGTGGTTTTTCAGTGGTGTAGTGAGCCAGACCCGCTTTATAATCTACATTTGCAATGAAACTAAAGTTTCTCATCTGCGAATCATTACTTAAGGTAACTGAACCAGGATTAAACTCCAGGGCAACCTCGGTATTGTTAGCACCGGTCACATCACCAGACTCTTGTATAATATATCCGTCAAGTGGTGTTCTTGCAGAATCAGAACCTGTAGAAGAAGGAATTACATATCTTACCTTATGAATTCTATCATCAGATTGTCTGGAATCCTTCAATCTAGTGAAGAAACTTCTTGGTGAAGCGTCTCCGATTCCACCACCAATCAACTTCGCATACAAATTATTTTCAGTAGATGCAGATGATACATTTACATACCAATGACTATTAGCTGTATCAAATTGAATTGGGTGTCCGATATCACCGGCTAGTTTGTCACTTACCCTACTTTCAACGATCAAAGTATCACCTAAATTGTTGATCGTGACATTATTACCAGAAAGGGCGTCATTCAATGACTGGGCAATCTGTATCTGATTACCACTTAATCCATCAACGATTGAGAAATAAACTTTATTGCTATCCAGACCGTCAGGTAGTCTTCCATCATTGGATATAATTCTGACTGTTTCTCCTTGAATAAACTGGTGAGTACTGGTAAAGGTCAGTGTTGAACTTGTAATACTGTTACCAGTAGAAACATTTCTACCGACTCTAGATACCTTTTTACCAATGGCTTTATTAGTGGCATATGCAGTATCATCCATGACAACTTTGGCACGGAATGTTGTAGGAGTACCACCAACAGGAATTACAACATTGATATCTTCATCAATTTTTGCACCGAATCTGTATCCCTGAATGATACTATTAGGTGCCTCATCCTGATTAGTGAAGTTATAAAGGTAAAGTTTTGATGTATCCCCGACAGAGGTAGTCTTTGTAATATCAAGTGATGAGAATTCGATTGTCGCATTCTCTGGTTTCAGAGTTCTAGGAGGAATGATTTGAGTAATATATCCAGCATCATCTTGAGAGAAGACATTATCTTTATAACCCTTTGCAACCAACGCAATCTGACCGAAGTTCGAGTTTGAGTTAGTAAGGGAGAAGTCAGCACCTGATTCAACCAGGAACTGATTAGAATATCCAATCGCAAAGATTGATACTAACTGAATCAAACTATTGTTTGATGCTTTGATGTGGAAATTATTATAAGCAGGTTTATATACAGCATCAATGTCTGTATGTAAATTTGGAACTGTCAACGAATCATCAAATGCACCACTTGACGTATTATATTTTACAAATGCATTATCATCAATCTGTAGTCCAACTCCAGTAAACTGAGCAACGACCATGGATTTAAATCCATCAGCCTTTGAACCATCGGCATGCATACCACACATACCAAACAGTGATCTAATAGAACAATTGAAGATGTATGGTGACGCACTAGTTACAGTGTCGGTAGACAAATTCACAATGGTTCCAGATGGATTTGGAAGAGCATCACCTGGTGATACAGGAACTTCATACTTAAATCCCGTAACTCCAGTTTCAGTTGTTGCCGTTACTTCAGTAACATTGAAAGTTCCATTATACCTATCATCTGTCACATTATTGATGATAACCTCGGTGTCAATGTTGAGACCAAAAATAGGTGTAGCTAACTGAACGTCAATAACAGATGTAGGAACTACACCATTACCAGCCTTAATACTTGAAATACCAGCAGATCCTTGTGTA